AGGACGAGCTTCGAAGCCTCCAATCGATCGGGGCGTCGGTTCGTCAGGCGTACGCAACAGCAGGTAGAGGGGAAGGAGCTTGACATGACCGTCACCGAGGATTGGATCCGCGGTCTCGCAGATAAGGCGGGCAGGCCGATCGAGGATTGGCAGATCGAGCAATTCGTGCGGCTCTACATCCAGCGCCTGGTCGCGCCTACCGGTTATCTGCCGGGAGCACCAGTAGGGCCACGTGAGTTTCCGCGTGACCCGGTCCCATTCCGCCATCCAGTGCAGCAGCACCGGTACAACGTCTGGTTGAACGCGTCATACCCAGGGGTCGAGTTCGAGGAGCAGGCGAGCCTCGAAGCACTGGACCTCGAAGCCGACGCCAGAACGCAGATAGCCGATCAGTGCGACTTCATCCGCGACCACACCAATCCGCCACCAGCATGGCTGATCCCGGACGACCCATTTCCCGGGCGCGGATGGACCGACGCCGAGCCTGACCGCACATCGCAACCGCGGATCCCGAAGCCGTCTATGACTCCACCTATGTGGGTGAACGACGTCAATCGATCACGCCGACCCCGGAAGAACCGCAACCAACCGACCAGACAGGGAATTCAATGACACCGCAGCAGGCAGGCCGCAAGCTCCTCAATTGGGCCTCGCAGATCGACGACAACACCCTCGAGCAAGCACGCCAGACCGCCACGATGCCGTTCATCCACCCACACGTCGCGTTGATGCCGGACGCCCATTCCGGCAAGGGATCGGCTGTCGGAACGGTCATCCCGACTCTCGGCGCGGTGATTCCGGCTGCTGTCGGTGTCGATATCGGCTGCGGAATGATCGGCGTCCGAACAAACCTGTCGAGTGACGACGTACCTCATTCGCAGCTCGGCGTACTGCGGCAAGCCGTCGAGGATGCGATCCCGCTGTCCGCCGGCAACTACAACGACGACCTCGACCGATTCGACTTCACCGCAGCGAAGATAGCCACCCTCGAGGAACTCGCCGACAAGAACGACGTCGACCTTGCTCACTCCCCGAAATGGCGAAACCAGTTGGGCACCTTGGGATCAGGCAACCACTTCATCGAACTGTGCCTCGACGAAGAGGACACGGTGTGGCTGTTCCTGCACTCAGGGTCTCGTGGTGTCGGAAACAAGATCGCACAACGTCACATCAAGATCGCCCAGGACCTGTGCGCGCGCTGGTGGATCGACCTACCGAACAAGGACCTCGCCTACCTCGTGCAGGGCACCCCCGAGTTCGAGCGCTACATCAAGGACCTGAACTGGGCGCAACGGTTCGCGTTGCTCAACCGGGCAGAGATGATGGACCGATTCCGCCGGGTGTTCGCCGAATGGATGGGCCTGAACGAGAACACCATCGAGGTGGAACGCATCAACACCCACCACAACTACACCCGCATGGAGAACCACTTCGGAAAGGACGTATGGCTGACACGGAAAGGAGCCGTCGACGCCCGCGAAGGCGTCCGCGGCATCATCCCCGGATCGATGGGAACGCGCTCATACGTCGTCGAAGGCCTCGGATCTAAGCCCGGCCTATCCTCGGCCCCGCACGGTGCCGGCCGCCGCTTCTCCCGCACGGAAGCCCGGAAACGGTTCACACAGGACGATCTCCGGGCACGTATGACGGGTATCGAGTACCGGGACTCAGCGGAGTTCATCGACGAGATCCCCGACGCATACAAGTCGATCGACGTCGTGATGGCGGACGCTTCGGATCTGGTGAAGGTCGTGCACGAGCTCCGCCAGATCATGAACGTGAAGGGCGCGTAGCCGCCATGAGTGAATCAGCGCTGGTGTCCATAGTGAAGGTGCTCGAGGAGACCTACACGCCCACTGGGGTCACGATTTGGCTCAATGCTCGGAACAAGCACCTGGACCACAGGACTCCGATTGAGTTGATCAATTTCGGGCACTACGACCGAGTGCTTGAGGTTGCGCGGGCCATCGAAGGATTGGCAGGCCCAGAAGTGTCGGCGAAGCCGTCGTCACTTGGACGCGCGAAAACACGTACCACACTTTTTGCTACGAGAATCAGCATCTGTATCCCTGAGGACTTGCTCAATGACTTCCCTGATTGACGACGGACCGCACTACCGCTGCGGATTCGTTCTCGTGGTTGGGATGTGCCAGTCGATGAAGAGAGGTGAGCGATCATGAGCGTCTGGTTCACGTCCGATCTTCATCTCGGGCATCAGAAGGTGGCGCAGGAACGCGGATTCGATGACCCGGATGCGCATGATGTGGCGATCTACGACATTCTCGAGGCCACTCTGAAACGTGGTGACCAGCTCTGGATTCTCGGCGACATGACCGTCGGTGGGAGCGCGGCGGAAGCGGGGGCACTCTTCGGCCTTGGTGCGATCGCTGCACCCGCACACGGCATCGAGCTCCATCTGATCGCAGGGAACCACGACAGCGTGCACCCGATGGCGAACCGCAACAGCCACAACCGTCAGCGCGCGTTCATGCAAACGTTCACGTCGGTGCAGCTGTTCGCCCGGCGGAAGATCGCAGGGCAGCCAGTTCTGCTGTCGCACTTCCCGTACGAGGGTGATCACAGCGAGGCCGATCGTGGTGTCCAGTACCGCCTGCGGGATGAGGGGGAGTGGCTGCTCCACGGGCACACCCACAGCGCGGACCGGACAGACGGCACCCGGCAACTGCATGTGGGATGGGACGCATGGCGACGGCCCGTGCACCTAGATGAGATCGCTGACATCATCACCGCAGCGACCTCGACGGAAGGCACCACATGACGATCATCGAGTTCCTGGAAGCGCGTCTCGCAGAGGATGAGCAACTCGCTCGCGAGTCGCACTCGATCCTTCTCCTGATCGGCAACGACACTCGTGTGCTCGTTGAGGGTTCCGACGAACGCAACACGTACCGGTTCATTGAGAGGTTTAATCCTGCTCGGGTACTGCGTGAGGTAGCAGCGAAGCGGGCGCTCATCAAGTCGACGATCAAGCGCATCGAGGAAGGCTGGGGCTACCACGACAACGAGGGCATCATCTGCGCTGATCTCCGACCGATGGCTGAGGTCTACTCGGACCATCCAGATTTCGTCTCGATCGATTGGGAGTAGCGATGACTGAACTCGAGCTGACTGCGGAGATCGTGGACCGGCTTTCGTTGGACTACGCCAAGGCCCGCCACGAGTCGGGGATCAAGGAATGGCAGTGTCTCACCGAGCGGCTGATTGAAGAGTTCGTAGAGATCGAACGATTCCAGCCGTCGAAGACCATCCCCTCTGCTGTGTATCGTTCCTCGCCGATTCGTCTGGCGACGGAACACCCAATCGACTTCTTGACGGACCGCCGCACGCAGGTGCCGGAGGATCGGTGGTCGCGTATCGAGGAGGCGACATATCGACTGTCTAATGGGGTAATCACCAAACTTACGGTCAAGGCTGCGGTGAAACCTTCGGTCGGGGAGTGGCGTGAAGTTGATACCGGAGTCAGCGGTGGGGGTTCCGGTGAGTAAGCGTGTGGAGCGTGCACAGTTCCGTGGGGAGCTTCTCGGGGTGTTGCGGGAGCAGGTGGTGGTGTTGCGTCGTATCGCGGCGGTGATGGAACGGGACGCACTCGTGAAGGTGGAGGAGGAACCTGATCGTGACTAAATTTCGGGCGTGACCTGCGGTGTATTCACTTTCTTAGTGACGCTAACGAGTGTATGATCGGTGTTATTCCACTGGGATGCAACGAGAGTCGGCGAATGAGCGAAGAACCGAACGAGCCCACCTGCTGCTGGCCGGGCTGCGAATCTCCAATTCTGATCCTCGACATAGACGTCAAACAGCGCCTCACCACGTACCCTCCCGGAAGCCTGCTGCTCGCAGTCGAGCCCGGCACGAGGGCAATGGAATCGACACGACATAAACAGTTCTTCCACCTCCTGGATGCAGCGAGGGAATGGTTTCGTCAGGACGGCGAACTCGATGCGCACATCGCGAAGATCCGCAGTCGATGGGGCGACATGTCCGACATGCACAAACCGCGGCAGCGCGGCAAGGACACCGTCAAGCCGAAGCCGACCGGAAGGGCGTACCGATGAACCGCACCGAGGACCGAACAGACCACATGTATCTTTCCCGCGAAGAGCAACGGGAGTTCATGAACCTGATGGTGAAACTGCAGTGGGTGGTGGAGGAGCTCGATGTCACTCTTACTCGGCAGTCCCAGTTCGGAAGTAAGTACGAGACGGGGAAGTCGACGGAGACGCCGGTGGTGTTCCACGAGACGGCATCCGAGATCGCGTACGAACTGCACGGCACAGTCAGTGTCTGGGTGAATGAGGTGTGCACGCAACGGGGCCTGGAGTTCCCGGGTGTGGATCGGACGGGCAGGATGGCCCGCTGGTTGTGGCAGCACGTCATCGACCTCGCCCTCATCGAGGAAGCGGCGACTGCACTCGACGAGATCCGGCACGCATTGAAGCGAGCAGAGCATGTCGTCGACCGACCATTGGGCCGCATCTACGTCGGCCCGTGCGGTACCGACTCCGACGCCGGCCGGTGCGCCGCCGACCTGTACGCGACACCGTTGAAAGCTGAAGTGCAATGCAAGATCTGCGGTGCCACCCACGAGGTAGAGAAACGACGCGAGGCGCTGCGGCAGGAAGTCCGTGGGTTGCTCGGCACCGCGGTGGAACTATCTCGGATGCTGCCGTGGATCCTGGATTCACCGGTGCGGGAGAACACGATCCGTCAGTGGGCGAAACGGAAACGCCTCGTCGCACACACAGTGGATGGGACAGGCCGCCCGATGTACCGGGTCGGGGATGTAATCGATCTGCATGTGTTGGCGAAGGCAGGGTGACACGCCGATTCCGCCGCTACTTGACAGGACTGTCACGCCGCCATCTGTTAGGCTTTAGCCGTTAGGCGTGGTTGATCCCCTTGGTCCCACGCCTTTTCCTCATTCTTGGGGTGGTCGTAGCTTCCCCACTACATATGGTCCGCGACAAATTCTCGGAAATGCGGACTGAGGCCACCCCAACCTACTTCCCAGAGTGGAGTCGTCATGTTGTTCGGTATCCCATGGTCGACCTACTTCGCTGTAGGCTCCGCGCTCATCGCAGTCGGTCGCATCATCGTCGAGCTCCTTCCCCTGTTCTCATGATCGGTCCAACCGCGACGCTGGCCGGCACTCACGCGGACCCTTTGTCCGATCAGTCCGAGTGGGCTGAACTGATCCCGTGCGAGGTCAAGGTAGCGATGCTTGCTGCCTGCGCAACGGCATCCCGTGCACTTGCGGTCATGTGCGGCATCGAACCAAAGCATTTCGTCGCCGACATGTGTGCAATCGCAGCCCAATCGTTGAACTATGTAGGTGTCCTACCGATGGACAGCCGCGAGCTGTGAGTGACCCGAACGAGACTCTGCAGCAGGCGATCACCCGATCGTTGGATCCGGACCGGCCTCAGCCTCCGTATCCAACAACAGACCACCACACCGTCAAGGCTCTCGCCCAAGACTTGAACGGGTTGGCGTTCGGTGAGCAGGACTGGCACCAGAACTTCCGTACCGCCGACCCGTACTACGGCAACCTCGCTCAAGCGATCTTGAATGCGCAGGCCGGTTGGGTGTTCGACATGGCATCTCACGTGTGGGTGACGAAGCAGGAACGTGATGCTCGATCTGTGGGCTGAGTTGGTTGCCCGTGTGGTGCGTTGGTGGATGCTCCGACCTTGACAGGTGGTTGTCATGCCGTCCCTCGATGACCAGATCGTCGACGCTCTCCTGTTGGTGCGTGGAGCTCGTGAACGCGGCGACACCGAAGTGGAGTTGATTCACTCGCAGCGGTTGGATGATCTCCTCGCCCGAGTCCCACATCCCTCACGCTTCTGACCAGCAGGAATTCACCAACGCCCACCGGCGGGTAAGCGAGGCGGCATGACGGACTACGTCGCAGCAGTCAACGCCTCGATCGCCGAACACGACATGGCTATCAGCGCTGATCTGACTGAAGGACTCAACACCGAGAATCCCCTGACGCTGGCAGTGACAGCAGACGGGATTGTCCTGAACGGCAAGGCAATCACTGAGCCGATCATGAGGCTGGCCGTAGCTCCGGCCTCACGCGACAGCCTGGCGACAGTCACCGTCGAGTTCGCTATCGGCCGGCTCATCGTCGACACCGACAAGTGCACGCTCACCCCGAACGACGACGGCACCATCGCCATCGCGGGACGGAACGGCGAATGACTGCCGGCGACGTCCACGTCGTACCTGTCGACGACCAGATCGAACACCTAGACGACGACTGCCCGTGCGGTGCAACCACCGAACCCGTCCCACGCGATGACGGCTCCTTCGGATGGCTCATCACCCATCACAGTCTCGACGGCCGAGAGCAGCACGAGTAGTGCCACGCGCCACCCTCAAGGTGTGCCGCATCCACGGGTGCCCACACATGCAAGCTTCCCCACTGTGCCGAGACCACATGCGCGAGCAGGAACGCCACCAACGAGCCACAGTCCCCACGAAGATCCACGAGCCAGCGGACAGGGCGAGACGCAAAGCCGCAGTCGACTCACACCGAGCCATCAACGGCGAATGGTGCCCCGGCATCGGCAGACCCGCCCACACACTCACCACCGCAGACGGCGGACTCACCGCCAACCACATCACACCCATAGCACTCGGCGGCTCACCCACAGGACCACTGGCAGTCACCTGCCGCTCCTGCAACTCACGGCAAGCCGCCCGCTTCTGAACCACCGAAGACAACCGCAGTTGATCCCTGCGGCCAGAGAACCCCCGATGCCCTAGACGTCGGGGGTTCTCGCACATCTAGGGGAGAACAGAATGTCCAACAGTCCTAGCGGAACCCGCTACGGAACCGTCTACACCTACGACTGCGCTCAGTGCGGCACCGCATGCACCAGCCATAAGAAGACGGCCCGATACTGCGGCTCACGATGCGTCAACCTTGCACGCTACGACCGCATCGGCCGCGTACCACCGAAGCCCCGAACACCACGCGAACTCAAGCCACGCTCAACTCGCGTGTACATCCTCGACTGCTCCATCTGCGACACAACGTTCGTCACCATGCACACCGCGCAACACACCTGCCCAAGCACGCTATGCAAGGCGACCGCCCGGCAACGACGTATGCAGGCCAAGAGCAGTCGACGACGCGCACGGATGAAGGACGCATTCGTAGAAGACGTCCACCCTCATATCGTCTTCGCCCGTGATGGGTATCGATGCCATATCTGCGGCAAGAAGGTCAACCGCAAAGCCGCAGTCCCACACCCACTCGCACCCACCATCGACCACCTCGTGCCGCTCGCACTCGGAGGCACACACGAGCCCCTGAACGCCCGCACAGCTCACTTCATCTGCAATGCGATGAAACGGGAAGTCGGTTCAGGTGACCAACTCCTGCTGATCGCATAGGGGTGGGGAGGAGAGGGGCTGGTGGGGGTACCCACGATTGGCCGCGGGGGAGGGCGCTCGTAGGTCTGTCAGGTTCTAACAACTTCGAGTCGGTGCGATGCCGGCTCCATTTCCGAGCGGGGCGCGATGCCTCGGATGGAGTGTCGATATGGCCCGTGGTGGTGCTCGCGCGAATTCTGGTCCGCCCCCTGATCCGATGGCGCTTCGTCGTGATCGGCCGTCCGATAAGGATGGTTGGACGACGTTGCCTTCGGAGGGCAGGACGGGGTCGACTCCGAAGTTTCCGTTGTCTCCGTTCTCGTTGGGTGAGGATGCGGATCCTACTTTGCAGACTCGGGTGCGGCAGCGTGAAGCTGTTGTGTGGCGTCAGGTTTGGCGGACTCCGCAGGCTGTGCAGTGGGAGCGGTTCGGTTGGTCGCATGATGTTGCGATTTATGTGCGGATGTTGGTGATAGGTGAGAACGGTGATGTGAAGGCTCTGTCTGAGGCGCGGCAGTGGTCGGATCGTCTCGGTTTGAATCCTGCTGCGATGCTTCGGAACCGGTGGCGTGTTGCTTCGGATGAGATGCAGGGGAAGCGCGCCGAGAAGGTTGCTGCTGCTCCGAAGGTTTCGAGTTCACGTTCGCGCATGAAGGTTGTGCCCGGTGGAGGAGCCTGATCGGTCGATCAACTTTCCTACTCTCGGGTTCCTTGTCGCGGATTGGATCGAGGCGCACTGCATAATCCCTGATGGGTTCAAGCTGGGCCAGCCGTTCCGTTTGTACAACGATCAGCTGTTCTTCTTGTGCAATCACTACCGGGTCAAGTCATCTGCGGTGTGGGTGCCGTCTGATCCGGTGTTGGCTCCGGCTTTCTTCTATCGTCGTTCGCAGTTGGTTCGGCCGCAGAAGTGGGGGAAGGGTCCTCTGACTGCGGCGATCATCGCTAACGAGGGTGCTGGTCCGTCGACGTTCGCGGGTTGGGCTCGAGGTGGGGAAACCTACGATTGCCGTACCTACGGGTGTGGTTGCGGGTTCGTGTTCGAGTACGAGCCTGCCGACCCGATGGGTATTCCGTATCCGACTCCGTTGATTCAGTTGACGGCGACGTCGGAAGAGCAGACCGACAACGTGTACCGGCCGCTGCAGGAGATGATCCGTCGCGGCCCGCTCGGTGAGTTGATGCGTGTCGGTGAGGAATTCATTCGCCTTGCGGGGAATGGCCGTATCGATGTGGTGACGTCGAGTGCGACGTCTCGCCTTGGTAATCCGATCACGTTCGCGTTGCAGGATGAGACCGGTATCTGGTTGAAGTCGAACCATATGCAGCGGGTTGCTGATACGCAGCGCCGTGGTCTTGCGGGTATGGGTGGTCGGTCGATCGAGACGACGAATCCGTGGGATCCGGCTGAAAGTTCTGTTGCGCAGACGACGTTCGAGTCACGTGCTGAGGATATTTTCAAGGATTTCCCGCAGGCACCGGCGTCGTTGTCGTATGGCGATAAGCGTGAGCGCCGGAAGATTCACCGGTTTGCCTACGGTGATTCTTTGCGTGAGCGTGGCGGGCATATCGATTTGGATGCGATCGAGGCCGAGGCGATGGAGATTCTTCCCCGCGACCCGTCGCAGGCCGAGCGTTTCTTCGGGTGTCGTCTGGTGTATGGCCAGGGGTCGTGGTTGCCGGCCGGTTTGTGGGAAGGGTGCTACGCGAATGCTGTGGCTACCTAACCCGCCGGATGGGACGGCGATTTGCGTCGGGTTCGACGGTTCGGACTCGGACGATCACACTGCCTTGCGGGCTGAGACTCGTGAAGGGTTCCAGTTCACCCCCAGGTATGGCCCGGATCGTCGCCCGACAATCTGGGACCCGGCCGAGTGGGATGGCCAGATACCCCGGGATGAAGTGCACGCGGCGATGGACGAAGTGTATTCGCGGTTCGTTGTCCTGCGGGGGTATTTCGACCCGCCGGACTGGCGGAGTGAGATCGGCGATTGGGCGTTGTTGTATGGCGCTGAGCACGTCACTGAGTGGGCGACGTACCGCACAACGCAGATGCATGAGGCGTTGAAGCGGTTCGTCACCGATCTTTCCACTCACCGGACTACGCACGACGGATGTTCGTCGACCGAGATTGCCGTCGCGAATGCGCGGAAGAAGGCTCGGCCAGGTCAGCGATACATCCTGTCCAAGCCAACTCAGACCCAGAAGATCGACCCTGCGATGGCCTCAGTGCTCGCGCATGAAGCGGCCGCGGATGCGCGAGCAGCTAACTGGCCGGAACCCCGGCCTGTCAGCAACAAGATGATCGGTTTCTAACCGTGGAAGTGGGGGTGTCGTGGCCGTTGTAGATCCGATCGACCTGATCCCCGTCCTCGAGAAGGGGCTGAAGGCGGATGCCGCCAACCTGACGAAGTGGGACAACTACTACGAGGGTGAACAGCCCTTGAAGTACATGTCGGAGGCGATGCGGCAGGAGCTCGGTGAGACTGTCGCCGAACTCGTCATCAACTGGGCCCGGTTTGTCGCTGATGCGTATGAGAATCGTTTGGATGTCGAGGGTTTCCGGTATGGCGACCAGGATTCAGGCGACGCGGATCTGTGGGCGTGGTGGCAGTACAACAACATGGATGAGAAGTCGCAGCAGGCGCATCTCGATTCCATTTCGTTGTCGCGGTCGTATGTGACGATCGGTGCGAACCCGGAGAAGGGGATGCCGCCGATCAATTCGATCGAGTCTCCGTTTCAGGTGTGGGCTCAGCGGGATCCGGCGACTCAGAAGGTCACTGCCGCGATCAAGCGGTGGAAGGACCTCGAGGACATTGAGCATGCGCTGGTGTACACGCCAATAGAGACAGTGGAGTTCGTCCAGAAGCAGGGCGGCTGGGCGACGGGCGAGTTCCAGGACAAGCACAATTTCGGGATTGTCCCGGTGGTGCCGTTGGTGAATCGCCCTCGGACGTTACGCCCGAATGGAACCACGGAGTTCAAGGACTTGATTCCGCTGGCTGACGCTGCGAACAAGATGGCGACGGACATGATGATTTCCGGCGAGTTCCATGCGATGCCTCGCCGGTATGCGTTCGGTTTGAAGCAGTCCGATTTCGTCGACAAGAACGGTCAGCAGGTGTCGGCGTGGTCGATGCTGAAGAATCGGATTTGGGCGAACGAGGACAAGGACGTGTCGGTCGGGACGTTCCCGGAGTCGGACCTCGCGGTGTTCCACAATACGATCAAACTGTTGGCGCAGTTGGCGTCGCAGATGGCCGCTCTCCCACCGCATTACATGGGGTTCGTCGGTGACAATCCGGCGTCCGCTGACGCGATTCGTTCGTCCGAGACTCAGTTGGTTAAGCGCATCGAGCGGAAGCACACGTTCCTCGGTGGAGCTCACGAGGAAGCTCAGCGCATCAACCTGATGTTCATGCGCGGGAAGAGCGAGTTGGAGATCCGTGATTTCAGTTTGGAGACGGTGTGGCGTGACCCGTCGACTCCGACTGTGGCGCAGAAGGCGGATGCTGCTGTGAAACTTCACCAGGCTGGTATCACTCCGTTGGAGCAGACTCGTATCGATATGGGGTACAGCGAGACTCAGCGGAAGCAGATGGCGAAGATGGATGAGGCTGCGGTTGCGGCGTCTCCTGCTGCCCGGTTCGCTCGGCCGTTGACCGATGCCACTTCCTGATACTGCGAAGGACCATTACCGGGGTCAACAGAGGTTGACGATGGAGGTTCTCGCGTACGCGGAGGAGGTGTGGGGGTCTCGACCGCCGGCTGATTTCGATGCGTGGTTCGCTGCGAATGTCGATGCTTTGGTGCAGATTCTTTCGGTCGGTCAGGTTCGGGCTGTCGACGGTACCGATGAGTATGTGTCGGGGACTTTGGATGAGCTCGGAACGCCGGTCGATTCGGAGTTCGATGTTGCGCCGGAATCATTTTCGGGTGTCGCATCGGATGGTCGCAGTCTCGACGGTCTGCTGTACGGCGCTGTAGTGGCGGCCGGGAAGCAGGTTGAGACGAAGGGCCCCTCGGCGGCGTGGGGGATGGGTTTGCAGGCGTTGCAGGTGTACATGCAAACCCAGTTGGCTGATGCCTCGAGGGTCGCGACGAAAGTTGCTGTCGCTGCCCGCCCGAACACTGGCTACGTGCGGATGTTGAATCCGCCGTCGTGCTCGCGGTGCGCTGTTCTGGCGGGCCGTTGGTACCGCTGGAATGCGGCGTTCCGTAGGCATCCGGGTTGCGACTGCAGGATGGTCGCGAGTCTTGCTGATGCTGCCAGTGACATCACGGTCGATCCGGTGAAGTACTTCGATTCACTGTCGGTCGCCGAGCAGAACAAGACCTTCACGATGGCGGGTGCGGATGCGATCCGGTCCGGTGCTGATATGGGACAGGTAGTAAACGTTCGTCGTGGTGCTACAGGTTTGGATTCGGCGGCCGGTTCGACGGGGGCGTTACAGACCCAGGATGTGTATGGGCAGCAATTGTTCACGTCGACGGAGGGTGTGACGAAGCGTGGTGTCGCCGGCAAGGTGATCCGTGCTCGTGGCCGTGATCCGCGTACGACGCCGCGGTTGATGCCGGAGTCGATCATGGAGCTCGCTGAGTCCCGTGAGGATGCTCTGCGGTTGCTGCGGTTGAACGGCTACATCCTGGACCGGTCAGGACCGACGTCGGGCATCGGTTCCCGCACGAGTCTGGTCCCGACGAAGATCTCAGGCACTGTTACGACCAAGTCCACGATCGACCTCGATGCTGTTGCCGCGAAGAAGAGCGCCGCAGCAATCAAACGCGCCGAGACCATTGCCCGCAGGAAAGCCCAAGAGGAACAGAATAGGGCGATCGAGCGGACAGCTCAGAGGTTTGCTGCTGAGGACCAGGTCAAGAAGCTGCGGGAACGACGCTACGAGGAACTGGGCGGAGGTCCGACACCCGCGAAGCTGACCTTCCATGGCGATTTGAGCTCCACGGTACGGCGGCGAGTGCAAGGTCAGTACATGACCATTCCGGCGGAAAGTCGGGCGATCCTTGAGGCGTTGGATGTCCGAGTCGCAGCCGCACCGAATACGGGGTTGATCCCAGGCAATCCATCAGCGGGACGGAAGACTGCAGATGGTCGCGACTTGGATGACACGTCGTTCTACAGTCCCACGGCCAAGAATGTGTATCTGGCGATCACCGAGCGGGGTTCTGGATCGGTGAATGTTGTCGCTCACGAGAGTGGGCACGCTCTTGATGATGGTGCCCTGCGGAGGAACCCGGTTGATGTGTCGTGGCAGGACCCCGGCGAGTCCGAAAGACTGTTCACGCCACTGTCCGTGTATCAGGATCCGTACATCTCGTGGGCACACAGTACGTTCGTGCGGCCGAACACGGCGGTCGATGATTACTTCCGTAACGGTTCCGAAGGTAATGCCAGGTCGGGTCGGCAGGAATGGATCGCGGAGGGGTTCGCGGCGATGGTCGAAGGCGACGATGCGTTGCTGAACCGAATTTCCGGTGGTATTGAAGGTGCTGACATCTTCAAGTGGTCGATGCGTCGATTGGGGATCCTGTGATCACGCCGTATCTGATACTAGGCGGCGGTCGATATCTCGGTATGTCCGGGGAGATCGCCGAATCAAACCTATCGTCCGCCGACATCGACCAGTACAGGACTATTTTCCCCGACTTCGATGCCGACACAGAGGGTGCACCCGGACCACCGGAACGGCTGACCGACGGTAACCGTGGCTACTGGACCGATGTAGCTTCGCGTGCCGGGCTTCGCCTGGATTCACTGCTTGCCCCGTAGCCAATAGCTCAATCAACCCCGCAACGCATGGCGTGCGGGGTTTTTTGATGCCCACATTTTTTCCCGCACAGCGGGGATGTTCATCCACTCCAGGCGATCTGGGGTGGTTCGACGTCGCGATGACGTTTCCAACCCATCCTGGAGGTTCCATTCCTATGACCACTCCCAACCCGGCTGCTCCTGTCCCGACTCCCGCCGAGGTGGCACCTCAAGTCACCCCGACAGCCCCTGTCGAACCTGCACCTGTTGCTACTCCGGCACCGGTCGCTACTCCTGCCCCCACTCCCGGCGCGACGCCGGAGTACCCCGAGGGTCTCGGTGACCCTGGCAAGAAGGCGCTCGATGCAGAACGAGAAGCACGAGCGACAGCAGAGAAGGCGCTGAAGGAGTTTCAGGACAAAGCAGCGGCCGATGCCAAGAAGATCGCGGACGAGAAATTGTCCGAGCTCGAGCGGGCGCAGAATCTGGCGTCCGAAAAGGCAACGGCTGCAATGGAGAAGGAAGCCGAGAACCTCCGGCTTCGGTTCGCCATCACGAACTCGGTTCCCGCTGTATGGATCGATCGACTCAAGGGCGCGACGCCCGAAGAGTTGGCTGCTGACTGGGCGACCATCCAGCCGACTCTGGCTCCTGCCGTGCCACCGGTTCCTCCGGTGGACCCCAATGCTCCGCGTGTTCCCGCACCGGTGCCTGGGCAGGGACCGCAACCCGGACGTCCGATGACGCCGGAGGA